TTTCTGCCAGCTCGTCATGTATGTCTGCAGCTCGAAATTCGTCTGCCGCCTGCCGCCTGGCGCCTGGCCGGGAAACGTGCGGCTGCCCGTCTTGTCCTTCCGCTGCGCCGCCTCGAGCTTCTGTTGGACCGTCAGCTTTAGCGCCGGAATCCGGTGGCCGGATGTAATCGCGCCCACCTGGCCGTAGTTGCTTTCCAGCGCCGTGTAGAACCGGTTCGCGTTAGAGGAAATATATGCCATACTAGCTCACACTCACTCCAATCTCGAAGGTGACCTTGGCCACCTGAATGAAATTCTTCCCGCCTTGCTTGACGGGTCCGAAGGACGCTTCGTACCCGCCCGCGTAAAACATCCCATTGCCCCAATCGCCGCGGTTCGCGGCCAGCACCTGGGTCGCGGCGTCCGTGTAGAGCTGCAGACCGTCCTGGATCCCCTCCAGCCGGTCCTGGGAATGCCGAACCTCGATGGTCATCTGAGCGGTGCCGGAGAACGTGCGAAATTTCTCCGTCAATCGGTTCGTCACTTTCTCGCAGTACACGTTCACAACCGGGTACTTCACCGTGCTGGCGCGTTCGGCCAGGTCCGCCGCCACGTTCTGCGCGCGTACCTGCGCCATGTCCAGCGGACCGGCCAGCGCCTGGTCCGCTTGCGTGAGGGCGGCCAGGCTCGAATTCAAGCCGCTGGCGCCGGTGATGAGTTGCATCACCTGGGCCGTTGTTGCGCTTCCGATCGTCGCCGTCATTAGCCCCTCTGGATCACCCGTGGAACCGGCTTCAGATAAGTGGGGCGTTGCCCCGGTCCCGGCGGCCGCCCCGCCGCCACAACCGCCGGCTGAAGCCAAGTCCGCCCGATGGCGATGGGCGATCCGTTTTGCAGCGCCATCGAATCGGGACCCGTGCCCACATAGACGTTCCACCCCGCCGCGGTTTTGGGCGGAGCGCCTGCCGGCTGGACCAGCAGCGAGCTCCCCGTGGTGGCGATGGTTGCTGGAACGGCGCACGCCCCGTCTTCGCCCGCGCCATTGACCCAGGCCACGGTCACGTAGTAAGTTCCGTCCGGCAGCGGGGTGCCCGGCGCCGGGGCCGCTGCTGCCGTCACTGTTGGAGTCGCCGCTTGCGGCACCGGGACCGACGCCACGCCGATACCGGCCAGAACCAGCGTTTCGTACGCCCACTGCGCCCTCGCGTGGAATTGGTCGCGCTTGCCCGCGTAGCGGTCGTTCAACTGGCTGTTGTACGCATCGCTGTACACCATTTCCAGACTGCGAAAGGTGTGCCATAGCTTCAGCGCCGGCGTCACCACCACGCTGCCGATGTTGGGTTGAGGCGCCAGCCAGAACAACTGGTCCACATAGCTCAACCTGGTCAACAGCGCGCTGATCTCCAGGGTGAGTTCGTCCTGGGCCAGAGCCAGTTTCTGGCTCACGTCGATTCCCTCGACGCTGGCCGTGTCGAGAAGCTGCGAATCCTGCGCCGCCAGGTCTTCCACGCTCGAAACGGGACCGTCTATGAACAGAGCCATGGTTGTTCGCCTAGTCTTTCGAGGACTTCGAAGCGCCCTTCAGCTTGTTCAGTTCCGTGGTCGACAGCACCGTGAACTGCACTTTGGCCGCCGCCGCCGCCTCGTCGGCCGCCCGCTTGGCTTCCGCCTGCGCCGCCTGGAACGCCATCGCTTCCTCGGCGGTAGCCAGGCGCGCCGCGCCTTCCACCAGCATCCTGGCGGCGATTCCGGGCGTCACTTCCGTCAGGCCCCCCGGCTTTCCGCCGTCCGCGGTCTCGTTACTCACCACCACCGGGAACGCCTCCGTGATCTTCGATTCCATGTCGCGAATCTTCTGGTAATAAAGCTTCAGATCCATCGATTTCTCCTGAATGAAACCGTGGCGCAGGCACTCGTGCCTGCCGCGTCCCGACTCATCGGGACGCGCTTGGGTGCAAGTCCGGCACGCGTCCCGATGAGTCGGGACGCGGCAGACTGAGAGTCCGCGCCACGTCCGTCTGTCCTAAGTGTTGACTTGCACGCCCGAGGTGCCGCAAAGCACGCCACAGCCGTACAGCACGTCCACCGTGAATTGCTGCGCCAGCGTATTCGGCTGGTAGCTCATCACCACGCGCATACCGAAGTTGCCCAACTCCGCGTATTCCGCGATGGCGCCGGTTCCGGGCAGCGGCTGCGGCAGCCGCCGGATCACCAGGCCAAGTGCGTCCTTGGTGAACGCCATGTTGTGGGTCGTCACGGTGCCGGTGCCCGTCTTCTGTACGAACTGCGAGCGGAAGACGAAGAAGTCTTTGATCTTCCCGACGGTGCCTTCGATGAGTGCGCGCAGGCCCGCTTCGCCCGAATTCTGGAATTCGCTGAAGCGCGGAATCTGCCGCCAAGTCGAATAGGTCGCCGCGTCCACCACAATGAACTTCTGCTCTTGCGGCGGAACCTTCGCCAGGAACAGCGCTGTCTCCGCCGCGTCGATCACAGCTTCCGTGATCGGCGTCGCCGCCGTTCCCACCGTGGTCGTGAAACCGGCGTACAGGCTCAGAAGATCGGTCTCGATTCTCTGGGCGATGGCGGCCACCGACGGCTGCATGTAGATCTTCAGCAGGTCGGGAACCGCCAGCACCTTGGTCACGTCTGGAATCTGGAAAGTCGCTTCCACGTGCGTATTGAGCACGATCTGCGCGTTTCCCAGACTGGGGTTTTGCGTCTGCACCGCGTAGCCCTCGAGGATGTTGTTCGCCACCATCGTCGGGGGTATCGGTACGTTTACTGTGTCGCCGGCATTTGCCAGCACCGGCTCGTAGTCGCGATTCACCAGGTTCCCCATTACGAGGTTCCCGACCAGCACCGGCAATGCGTCCGCCGCCACCAGCTTGACAATCGCACTTGCGACGTTAGTTGAGGTAATAGCTGCCATTCGTTCTCCTTGACTTGATTGTTTTTGCCGGCCGCGTGTGTTTGGGCCGGTTGTTACTACAGGCCCCGAAGGGTCTGCGACGCCACGCGCACGATTTCCTCTCGTACCCGCTGCATCTCTTCCGCGCTCATGCCCGGACGGATTTGTTCGATGCTCACCGTTTCTCTGCCCGTTGATGGCGCTTTGAAGGTCGCGGTCATCCCCGTTCCTCCCGCAATGCGAGCCGGCAGAAACTCCGGATTCTCATTCACGAACGCCGCCAGGTGTTCCTTCAATGGTGTTTCGCCGGCGTCGCTCCGCACTACCAGCCGCCCGTCCTCGGTGCGCACGATCCCGTCCTGCACCGCCTTGAACGCAAGGTCGATCTTGGCCACGCCCAGCCGCTGCAGCTCGGCTCTCACGGCCGAGCTGCGCTCCGCTTCCGCGGCCATCTGGCGGCTGCGCTTGTTCTCCGCCACCAACTCGTTCAGCCGGCGCTCCAGTTGCTCCCTGCGCTTGCGCTCCTCCTGCAGTTCCGCCTTGTAAGCCGGCTCAGTCTTCGACTGCTCGTTGGTCGCGAACTCTTCGATTGCCTGCCGCACGATCGCTTGCACATCGATGCCTTCCATATAATGCCTCCTATGAGATTCCCTCTCCGTACTTCATCCGATCGATCTCTTCCGCCACCTGGTTCTTGACTTCCTGCCGCGCATCGCTCAGGTACTTGAAGGCCAGCTTCTTGAAGAGCTGCTTGGTCAACGTCTCCGAGCCGATCCCCAGATCGAGCAGTTTCTTGGCGTCGTCCAGCTCCGTGCTGAGATCGTCGATGTCGAATTCGTCCAGCCCCGAGACGCCGATCGAGATTCCGTCCTGCCGCGCGGCCGCGATGGCCCACAAGACCTGCTTCATGGTCTCTTTCACGGCAGCGCCGTACCCGCGCAGCACCTCCTGCGTGGTGTTGAAGTCCAACTGCTTGCTGACCGCCGACTGCCGGCCTCCGGCGCTCGTATCCCCCGCCTGGATCATCAGGTAGCAGACGCGGTAGATTTCGTCCTTCAACTGGACCAGGTTGTCGGCCGCGATCTGATAGACCTTTCCCTCCGGCTCCGTCCATCCGAACCGGTCAGCCTGCCCGAGCTGGATGTAATAGGACTCGCCGACAATTTGTTTGAACTCCCGGTCCGAATAGACCACCGGACTGGCGAACAGGCCCATGGTCAGCGCCCACGAAAGCGCGTTGGACTTGTTGAAGTGCTCCAGTTGCAGAAGCGCGGCCTTGTTCAGCAGCCACAGCCCCTCCGAAACCTTCATCTGGAACATGGGCACCCGCCGCAGCGACGCCAGCCCGTGCCGCCCCTCCGCCATCAGCTCGATGGGGCTCGACTCGCCCGCCTTGCGGTACATCCGGAAGTTCTCGCGGTCGTAGTAAATCCAGCGCATTTCCCGCTCCCATTTCGCATCCGCGATGTTGGATTGTTGCAGGCAGGACGTGCGGATCACCGCCCACTCCAGCCCGCCCGATGGGTCGTAGTTCCAGTTGATGACCTCATCCGCCCCGTAGTCCACCAGATAGGCTCGCGATCGTCCCGAAGCGTCCTCTTCCGCCCGCGTCAGCGGAGCGGGGGCGCCGCCCGCGCCAATCCGCGGAAAGTCCACCACGATGAAGCTGCCGCCGCATACCATGGTCTGGATGAACCGTTGGCGGAAAAACTCGCTGAGGGTGGTTCCCTTCAAATCGCAATCGTCCGCCAGCGCCGTGTAGAAGCTCTTGGCCGCGGGGTCGCTTCCTTCCATCAACAGCACCGGCTCACGCCGCATCAGCGTCGCCGCATACCAGTCGACAATCGACCCGATGTAGTTCTCGTAGAACACGCGGCTGAGCCGTTCCTGGTAGATTTCGCCCGGCTCCTTGTGCCGGCGCACCAGGTATTCCGAGGCGGCCGCGCGCAATTGCTCGCCGCCCGCGTAGAGGTCTTTGTACTGCTTCCACATCGCCTTGCGCGCGATGTACTCGGGATGTTCCCGGTCGATGTTCTTCATGGAAAAATTCGCTCTCCTTGCTCCCCGACAGTCTTGGCCGGCATGCATTCCTGCCAGAGCAGATACCCCAGCGCGTCGGACAGGTGCGTTCTCAGCCGGTCCCGGTCCTTGTCGATCTGGTAGGTGTCGGCCTTAAAAGACACCTGCTCGAAATCCATGATCAGTTCCTTGCACTTGTTATCCACCAGCAGCCCGATGTCGCCGGCGGCCGATCGCAGCCTGGAGTTGGTCAGATTGACTCGTTCCCGCACGCTCGGATTACTACTCGGCACCTTGTACGTCACCAAGATGGTGGAGTGGACCCGGAAGTAGTCGCGGATCATGTCGTAGTCCGAAGCTCCGGTGGTCTGTCGCTGGTTCCCCGAAGCGTCTCCGTAGATCACGATCCCGGCCGGGCTTTTGGGAAATCGTTCCAAAAATCTCTCGCAGGCCTCGGCCGTGGTGGCGTGCCGGAGCACGATTTCATCCAGCACCCGCACCTTGCCGCGGACCGATTGCGCGATCAGCGAACTCATCGGATCCACGTTGAAATCCAGCGCCCAAAGCAGCGGCAAACCAGGTTCGAGACTCAAATCCGCAAGATTTTCGTTGCGCCCGAAGGAGGCATATACCAGCGCGGCATCCAGGTTCAGGTACAGGCCCATTACTTCCTGTTGATAGAAGCGATCGTCGTAGCTGTCTTTGAGCCGCTCGTAGTAATCCGGAATTTGGTGGAGCAGGTACCGGTTCTCGAGCGGCGGGGCGATGATCGCGTCGTACCCCTTGACCGGCTTCGCCAGAAACTTCCGGTACACCCAGTCGTAACCTTTGGGCGTCCAAGCCGCAAAACCGCACAGGCGCTTTGCCTTGGAATCCCGCAAGCGCCCCTCCAGGCGCAACCACGCTTCTTCCTGGGTATAGGTCAGCTCGTCGAGGCCGAACCATGCCAGATTGGTGCCGCGCAACCGCTCGAATTCGTCCATTGGCCGGAACAGGATCTTGGATCGCGTATCGCGCATGATCAGTGTGTTTTCCGCCTTGTTGTGATCGAACGGAATCTTGCTCCCATCCAGAATCTCGAACAGCGCCGCCTGCGTCGCATCTCGCAACATGGGATAGGTCGGCGCGCCCAGCAGTCCCATGCGCCCCTGGTTCAGATAGCTGAGGCGGACGGCTTCCTGGCAAAGCGCCTGGCTCTTCCCGCTGCCAATGGGTCCGGAGAAGCCCTTGAATCGGGCCTGCGAGTCGTGAAACTTCTGTTGCGAAGGCAGGGGGTGATAAGCTATTCGCCGAGTTACTTCCCCGAGTCGGACGCTGCCGGCGGTTCCACCCATGTGACTTTGATCTCCTTGATTTCTTCCTGTTCGAGTTCTATTTCCATCTGCAGGAGTTTGAGGTAGTCCGCAACGGTCGGTTTGTAGTCGTTGGCCGCAAACCGGCCTTCGATCCCTGTAATGGCTTTGCCCAAAAGATCCGCAATCCGGATTCTCAAAGTTTTGGGAGCCTTCCCCTCTTCGTTCACCGTGGTTGCCAT